ATGAAACCGGATCGAAAGAAGCTGGGCAGGCACATCGATTTCAATCGAGGCCAATATCGCGCACGAATCATCATCCCGCAGGAACTACGCCCGTTCATCCTCAAGAAGGACGGAACGCCGCGCGCGTCGTTTGAAGCATGGCTCGGCGCTGATCCGCGTGAAGCCCTGAAGCGGTCCCGCCCATTCCTCGCCGACTTCGATCGACAGCTATCGCTTGCCCGCAAACACTACGAAGCATCCCGACCCACGGTCGCGAGCGCGGCCAAGGCCACCTTTGCGGCCGAACTTGAATTCGACATCATGGAACGCGCCATTGGGCCGCGCCAGACGCTCCGCAATCAAGATCGCATCTATGGCGACAAGCTCCGGCTAGTCCACGCCGGCATCATCACAGGCGAAGAGGCTGAAGCGCTCATCGGTTATGCAGCCGACGACCTGATCGCGCGCGGCTTGGCCGACGCCTCGACGCCGACAAAGCGCGCCGAACTTCTCAAGGTGCTGGCAAACGTCCGCCTCGACGCCTTGGCCGTCTCACAGAGCCGCGACAAGGGCGAAGTCTATCCACCCGACGCCAGAACCCCGGAGCTACTTCAGCCTGACCCGGAGCCTTTGCCGCCGATCGTCGCGCCATCGCCCGCAAAGCGCAGCGCCCTTACGTTCGAGGACGTGATTAAGGAACAAGAGCGCATTACCCGAATTGGCTTGGAAAGTCGCGAAAAGGCACCTTCCACGCTGATCAAATACCGCAAGGCCATCGAAGAGTTTGAGATACACAGGGGCAGCAAGGAAGTCGCGACGGTGACGCTTGCAGAGGCGGAGGCATGGCGCGACGAAATGCTGACAGCCGGCAAGCTATCCCGCAAAACGATTCACGATAAAATCACGGCCATCCGCGCCGTGCTTTCATGGGGGCATAAGCAGCACAAAGGCAAGCTGTTCCCGGCCGGCCTTCCGCTCGAATTCCTTGATTTACCCGTTGTCGAGCAACAAGACAGCGCCGAACGCACTTATAGCCTCAAGGAAGCGCGGCACCTTCTAGAATGTGCCCGCACCGCGCCGCGACCGCTTTATCGCTGGATACCTTGGATTATCGCACACACAGGCGCTCGCGTGAAAGAAATTACGCCTCTTGAGAAGGAAGACATTATCGAAGTTGAGGGCCATTGGTTCATTCATATCCGGCATGGAAACGGCCGAACCACGAAGACGCACAAAGGGCGGAAAGTGCCAGTGCATCGAGCGCTCGTCAAAGAGGGCTTCATTGAGTGGGTGAAGGCCCAACCTGACGGACGGCTCTTCCCCGGTGGCGAAAACCAAGACAATCACCTTCGGACTTGGATCAAGAAGAAAGTGTTTCCGAACCTCGACGAAATGCCGCCGCCGAACCATGGGTTTCGACACCTATTTGAAGACGCCTTGACCGGCGTCAGTCACAAGGCCGCGCTCTATATCACAGGACGCTCTTCAGGAACTTCGGCTGACGACTATGGTGGCAGCGACTTAAAGCTGTTGAGGCTAGCCGAAGAAATGGAAAAGGTTCGCGACATCATCACCTCAATCGCCGAACCTGAATAAATTCCTCGATTAATAGGAATTATTTCATTTTTGGGCTTGACCGCCCCGAATCACCCATGGGACAATATTGCCAAGTTGTTAAACAGGCTTGGCAAATATGGCGTCTTCATTTCTCAATATCGGAAAACTCTTCGGTCGAAACACCGAAGTGAAAAAGGCCGTCAGCCTGACGGACCCCGAAGCATTTGAGATTTTCAATGTCATCCCGACCGTCTCTAACGTTCGCGTTACCGTCGCGAGCGCCATGAAGGTTCCGGCCGTTGCTCACGCCGTCAAGCTGATCTCTGGAAAGATCGGCGATCTTCCTGCGAAACTCTACAAGACAGGCACGAAAGAGACCGAACGCCAGCATCCGGCCTTCAAGCTCATTCACGGCGAGGCGAACGGCTGGACAAGCGCCGCACAGCTTCGCGTCGATCTCACCCTCGACGCCCTGCTTCATGGCAACGGTTACGCCGTGGTCAACCGCGCCAGCGACGGCCGGCCGCTCGAACTGCTTCGTATTGATCCGACCAAGGTCCAATGCAAACAGGAAGACGACGGAACGCCCTTCTACATCGTCTCGGAAGAGCGCGGCCAAGTCCGTTTCGAGTATCCCGACATTCTGCATATTCAGCCGATCGGCGGCGTCTCGCCGATCAAGCTTCACCGGGAAGCGATCGCCCTGGCTATCTCGCTTGAGCGGCACCTTTCGAGCCTGTTCGCCAACGGTGGCAGACCTTCCGGCGTGATCCGTCACCCGAATAGACTGGAAGCGCCGGCACTGGCAAAGCTCGCTGAAAGTTGGTTCAATACTCACTCCGGTCCAAATGCCGGCGGAACCGCTGTTCTCGACGAAGGCATGGAATACCAGCAGCTTTCGACGACACTCGCAGACGCACAATATGCAGAGAACCGTCTTGAACAGATCCGCGAAGTTGCCCGCGCCTTCGGCATCCCGCCGACCATGCTCTTCGAACTCACGCGCGGGACGTGGTCGAACACCGAAGAAATGGCGCGCCAGTTCTACACCATGACGCTCAAGCCTTGGCTGACTAAGTGGCAGTGGGCTTATGCGCAGTGTCTTCTCACGCCCGAAGAGCGCGACCGCCTCTATATTGAATTCGTCGTTGATGATCTTCTCACCGCCGACTTCGCCAAGAAGGCCACGGCGCTCGGGCAGTATCGCAGCATGGGCGCGCTCACCGGCAACGAAGTCCGCAGCATGCTGAACATGCCGGCGCACCCTGAAGGCGACAGCCTCGCCAATCCGCACATCACCACGACGCCGGCCGCGCCCTCGCCGGCCGATCCCGAACAATCGAAAGACCCCGTCGAATGAAGCACACCGCCTTTTTCGGTGACGCGACCTATACCTTCGCGCTCACCGACACCGTCACCCTTGAGCTTGAGCGACTGACCGGCGTCGGCATCGGCTCGCTTTATCAACGCATGGTCGCGTCGCATTTTCGTGCGTCGGATATGGCCGAAATCATCCGTTGCGGCCTTATTGGCGCTGGCATTGCCCCGCAGGTCGCCGACCGGCTCGTGAATACCTATGCCAAGGATCGGCCCTACGCCGAATATTACCCGCTTGCGCTCGATATCCTCGATGCGCGCTGGAACGGCACGCCGGCCGCACCTGTCCAACCGTTGGACAGTGAGGCAGCGGCATGAGCGACACGAACAGCCTCGAAATCAAAGCCGAGATCTCTATCGACGACGCAGGCACCGTGACCGGCCTTGCTTGGCCGTTCGGCGCGCCAGACAGCGTCGGCGACATGATCGAAAAGGGAGCCTTCGGCTATGCCAACACCATGCCCATGCTCATGGAACACGAGCAAGGCAAGGGAGCAATCGGCGTTTGGGAATCCTTCGCCGAAACCGACAAGGGGCTTGAAGTCAAAGGCCGCTTGTTTCTGGAAGGCGTCAAACCCGCCCGTGATGCACACCGCGCCCTGAAGCTCGGCACCATCACCGGCTTGTCGATCGGCTTCCGACACAACGGCTTCGAAGAGCGTCCCGAAGGTGGCCGCGTCTTCAAGTCCATCACCGTCAACGAAATCAGCCTGTGCCGCCGCCCGGTTCATCCCGGCGCGCGTGTCACCGTCGTTAAATCCGAATATAAGGAAAACCGAATGAACAACGAAGAAATGAAAAACGAACCGGAAATGAAGAGTGATCCGGTTGTCAGCGCCGAAGAATTTAAGGCAGTGAAGGCGCGCCTGGACACCATCGAAGCCAAGGCAAACCGCCTTCGCGGCGCAAACAACAACCAGCCGGACGGCGAGAACGAGAACGGCGAAGAGAAGAAAGCCTTCTTCGACTTCCTCCGCACCGGCCGCGCGGAAGAAAAGGCCCTGACCACGTCGACGGGCGGCGTCCTGATTCCCGATGAATTCCGCGCCACCATTATCCAGAAGCTTATGCAGTTCTCGCCGGTTCGCAGCGTGGCGAACGTCACCCGCATGAACGGCTCACTTCTGGAATGGCCGCGTCTCGTCAACGACGTGACCGTCGGTGAAGTCACCGAAACCAGCACACGCCCGGAAAGCGAACCGACCTTCGACAGCATCGACCTGAAGCCGTTCGAAATGTCGGTGATCGTGCCTGTCTCGCGCACCATGCTCGAAGACAGCGTCGTGAACCTCGAAGGCTTCCTTCGCGACTACCTGGCTAAGCGCTACGGCCAGAAGGAAGGCGCTTGGTTCATCAACGGCAACGGCACCACGCAGGCCGAAGGCATTCTCACTTCCGCCGACGTTGCGGCCGGCGTCACCACGGCGAGCACGACCGCAATCACCGCCGATGAACTGATTGACCTGTTCTACAGCCTCTCGACGCCCTACGCCTCTTCTGGCGTTTGGATGATGAACCTCGCCACGATGGCGCGCATTCGCAAGCTGAAGGACGCAGACGGCTCTTATCTCTGGCAGCAGTCGCTCGCCGCAGGCCAGCCGCCGACCCTTCTCGGCCGTCCTATCATCGAGGCCAAGGACATGCCGAACGTTGCGGCCGGCGCGACGCCGATCGTCTTCGGCGACTTCGCGACAGGCTACACCATCGCCGATCGCGTCGATTTCGAATTCGACACCGATTACAAGGTCGGCTTCGGCAATGGTCTTGTGAAGATCCTGACCCGTCGTCGCGTCGGTGGTCGCGTTGTTCAGGGTGAAGCCCTCACCAAGCTGAAGATGAAGGCCGCTTAATGTCTTCCCGGCTCGCATTCAATCCGATTCAGATCTCGGCCGGCGACATCGCCATCCGTCTGCGTCCTTCTTTGCGGGCCGGCTGGCTCATCGCGCAGCAATATGACCTCGACGACCTCCGGCAAAAACTCGAAGAATGCGACTTCGGCGCAATCTCGTATCTCATCGCGATTGGATGCGACGACATCACCCGAATGTCTGAATTGATCGCGGCCAAGACCGAAAGAAATGGCCTGTGCCTGATTCAGGATTTTACGCCTGCCATCGTCGAATTCGTGAAGCATTCGATCGGCTGGACAGACGACGCGCCCGAACAGGCCGCGCCGTCTTCCAAGCCTTTCGTGCTCACTGATCACCTCACCGAACTCTTTGAGTTTGCGGCCGGCGTCCTGCATTGGTCGCCGGCCGATACCTGGGCCGCAACACCCGCCGAGATCGACCACGCACGGAACGGCATGCTTCGTCATCTGAACAGCGCCGATGATCCGCGCAACCTGCCGACCGAAGCCGAGATCGATCAAGGCCTTGCCACACTCCGCGCCCTCTCAGGGGAGGCCGCATAATGCGCCCGCCTCGCCTGTGCCAGTGCGGCAACATCGTCCCGGCCGGCATCCGTTGCACCTGTCAGCAAAAGCAGGACCGCGAACGCAAGGCTCGCCATGACGCTCGCCGGCCTTCAGCCCGTCAACGCGGCTATACGAGCGAATGGGACAAAGCCCGGCGCGAATACCTCGCCGCGCATCCCCATTGCCGCCTGTGCGCCGCTATGGGCCGAACAACCCCGGCCAACGTCGTCGATCATATCACGCCGCATCGCGGCGACATGCGCCTGTTTTGGACCCGCGCCAACTGGCAGCCCCTCTGCACGCCCTGTCACAGCAGCACAAAGCAGAAGCAGGAGCGCAGCCAATGAGCAAGGCCGAACGCGCCCGCCAGATCGACGCAGAAGAATTCAAGCGTGACAGCCAACGCGCCCTTGCGCGCGCCCTCGCATATTCCGGACAGAAGCAGGAAGAGCGCCGTCGCCAGTTCCTGACCTTTGCCTTCGGCGAAGAGGGCAACGTCATGGCGCTCGACAAGCTCCACGCACCGGCCGAAACCGACCGATCGCCTGTCACGCTCTACACCTTCGGCAAGCAATCCTTTAGTGCGCCACAATGGGCGCACCGGCTCGGCATCGAACCCGACACCCTCTTCCGCCATGCTCGCGAACACGGATCGATCGAAGCCGCAATCGCCTTCTGTCTTAAGCACCGTCGCAAGCGCACCGGCAAGCCTGCCAAGATCCACGAATGCAATGGCCTGAAGCTCACGCGGCATCAATGGGCCAAACGCCTCGGCATCGCTTTGGGCACCTTTGACACGCGCGTGAAGAAATACGGTCTTCAGTCCGCCATCGCCATGGGCAGCAAGATCGCACCCGGTCAGCGCACACCCTACAAGGCCAGTCCGCTCACCGCCGACGACCTGACGCTCTCCCGACGCGAATGGGCCAAGCGCCTCGGCATTGCTTACACGTCCTTCTGTGGTCGCGTCACGCGCCTTGGCATCGAAGCCGCAATCGCCATGGGCGGACCGAACCCGCGCGGCGGACATCGTCGACCGTCCAATGACAACGCACCGGCCAATGACAGCGCACCGGGGGTGGTTGACGACTTTTCAGAGCGCTTAGGGACCGGCGGCGGGAGTCACGCGCAAGAGACGCCCAAAATAAGTTTTTCAGGAAAGACGACCCAAGAATGACCAGCATCATCAGCCTTGCGCTCTTCAAAGCGCACATCGGCAGCGACGAATTGATCGATCCCGGCGCGCTCGGCAACCTCGCCAGCGGCACCGACGAGTTGCTTCAGCACTATCTCGACGCAGCCGAGAGCCGCGCCGTCGCCATGCTCGGCAAGCCGCTCTCTGACTTCACGCCGGTTCCGATCGACATCAAACAGGCCATTTTGCAGCTTGCCGCGCACTTCTACGCCAACCGCGAAACCGTGCTTGTCGGCACCAGCGGCAACGAAATCCCCTATGGCGTCGCCGATTTGCTGCGTCCGTATCGTGTTGAGGTGACGGGTTATGTCCGAACCTAAGTCCCTCACCGACCAGAGCCGCGAGCTTGAGAAGCGCTTGAACGCTATCCCGGCCGCAATCTTGGAAGCACTTCGGCCGGCGCTCATGCGCAGCGGCGAGGAAGTCGCGCGGAACATGCGCGCCTTGGTCCCTGAAGACACCGGCAACCTCAAAGAGTCGATCACCGTCACCGGCCCCGGCGAGACGACGCCGCCCTATGCCGCGCAAGGTGGAACTCGCACAGCCGGCCCTAATCAGGTGCTTGTGACCGTTGGGGATGCGCAAGTCCGCTACGCCCACATGCTCGAATTCGGGACCGTCAAAATGGAAGCGCAGCCCTTCCTTCGCCCTAGCTGGCGCTTGGCGCGAACGCACGTCGATCGCCGGATGAAAGCCGCGATCACGTCCGCAATCAAGAAGGCGGCAAAGAATGCTTGAGCCAACCCTTGCACTTCAAAAAGCGATTGGCGACACGCTCATCAATACGCCAGCCGTGACCGCGCTTGTCACGCCCGATCATATCCGCGCCGGCAGCACGCGCCCGGAAAACCTTCCGGAAATCATCATGAGCAGCGGCCAAACTATCTTTCTCGGCAATGCTTCCGGCTCGCAATTTGTCGCACGCGTCTATCTCGACTTGCATATCTGGGCCATCGAAGACGGCGCTGAAACTGCCAAACATATCGGCTTTGCGGTTTGCAACGCCCTGAAGATCGCCCCGAAGACGCAGGGCTTTTCCATCGACGAATTCCAGCTTCCGGCTATCCGATGGATGCGCGACCCCGACCCGGCGCTCAATTACGTGCATGGCGTTATCACGGCTGAAGCCGTGGTGCGGTGGAAGGTGTAAATGCAAGCTGGCAAACTCTCCCGCGTCATCTTCATTGAACGCCTTGTTGAGGTGAAGAACGAATTTCATTCTTTCGTCTCCACCTGGGCGACAGTCGGCACCGTTCGGGCCGAAGTCGCGCGCCAGTCGATCGACGAAGCGACGACCGGCTTCGGCGAGGCTGGAACCGATCGCGTCACCTTCCGCACCAAATACTTCACCGGCCTGACCACGGCCGACCGCATCCGTTTCTTGGGCCGCGCCTTCAATGTGAAGAGCATCCTTGACCTCGGCGTTCGCGACGGTCTCGAAATCACAGGCGAGGCCAGCGAATGACGCATCTTCGCGGCGTCAAGCCGGCCCTGTCACCGGATAGTGATGCACTCACCAAAGCGCCGGCCGTGCCGAAGCGCTTTAGCGAACACGCGCGCGCCGAGTGGAAACGCATCATGCCCGACGTGATCGCGCGCCGCATCATCACGAAAAGCAACCTCGCCGGCATCGAGAATTATTGCATGGCGATCGGCGCTGGAAATCAGATCGCCGACCACATGGCGACCATGCCCATTCCCGACCCCAAGCTCGCCGGCCTGCAAATCCGCTACATGCAGACAGCGCGCCAGCTTGCGGCCGAATACGGTCTCACGCCGACTTCCCGCGCCCGTATCGGCAGCAACGCGCCGGCCGACGATGACGACGACAACCCGCTTTCGGTGACGTGATGGCGAGCGCGTTCCCGACTTGGATCTATGACGGCAGCGAAATCGACGACCCGCTCGGCTTCGGCGAACGGGCCGTGAAATTCTTGCGCCGCCTGAAACACCCGGCGAGCACCGCACCTAATAGAGCTTTCCAGCTTTACCCTTGGCTTGAGCGCATCGTTCGTCGCATCTATGGACCCCGGCACCCGGACGGCCGGCGCGTCGTCAAGACCGTATTCCTTATGCTTCCCCGTGGCAACCGCAAGACCAGTCTCGCCGCGGCGCTGGCGCTCTTGCACCTGTTCGGCCCCGAGTCCGTTCCGGCCGGCCAAGTCATCTTTGCCGCGTCCGATCGCGAACAAGCCGGCATCGGCTTCACCGAAGCGGCGAACATCGTCCGCATGGATATGCGACTCGCCGCCGCGACCAAGATTTACGACGCGCACAACTCCGCAAAGAAGATCGTCTTCCCGACGAACGGCAGTTCATTGCAGGCTGTTTCCAGCGACGGCAGAGCGCAGCACGGCAAAACGCCGACCTTTGTCCTTGTCGACGAAATCCACGCTTGGCAGGGCCGCGACCTCTGGGAAGCCATTCGCTCCGGTATGGGCAAACGTCCCGGCTCGCTCATGGTGATTGCCACGACGGCCGGCCGTGGAAATGAGAACCTCGGCTTTGACCAATACAGCTACGCGCGGCGTGTCGCGACTGGCGAAATCGTCAACCCGGAATTCCTGCCCATCATCTTCGAAGCTGAATCCGATGACGACTGGCAGGATGAAAGCGTTTGGCAGAAGGTCAACCCCGGCCTGAAGCATGGCTTCCCAGACCTCGACGGTTTGCGCACCATGGCGACCGAAGCACAGCACCGGCCGGCCGAACGCTTCGCTTTCCAGCAATTCCATCTCAATGTGTGGATGGCCGCGTCTCGCGATCCGCTCTTCGATATGTCCGTCTATGACGCCGGCCATGATCCGCACTTCGACCTTGCCGACCTCGAAACGGTTCCGTGCTGGCTTGGCGTGGATTTGTCACGATCCGGTGACTTGACCGCGATCGTCGCAGCATGGGCGCATGATGACGGACGTGTTTCCGTGCATCCGTGGTTTTTCCTTCCGTCCGAAGGCTTGGACGAGAAAGCGCGCCTTGAGCAAGTCCCATATCCGCGATGGCGCGACGAAGGACTCTTGAACGTGATCGACGGGCCGGTGATCGAACCGGACGTGATCGCCGATAAGATCATCGACCTTTGCGGCACCTACGACGTTCGCGAAGTCGCGTTCGACCCTGCCCTTGCCGGCCCGATCATGTCGAAGCTCATGGAAGCCGGCATCAATGTTCTTCAGATCCCGCAGCGCCCGTCAACGATGCACGGGCCGATTTGTGATCTTGAGCGAATCGTCAACGGCCGGCGCATCCGACATTCCGCGCACCCGATCCTTCGCAATCACCTTGAGAGCGTCGTGGTGAAGCGCGCGACCAATGCCGGCGAGTTGACCACGATGCACAAGGGCACCTCGCACAGCAACCATATCGACGGCGCTATCGCGTCCGCGCTTGCGGTTTCGCGCGCCGTGTCCGGTGAAGACAACCGATCCCGATACAACGACCCCGACAGCGAGGGTATTTTTACATTTTGAGGAATTCCAATGGCGAATGAAGCAGCACTTCCCGGCCTTGTGGTCGACATCGAAGCCCGTATCGACAAGCTCGAAAAGGGCATTGCGAAGGCGAACGCAATCCAGAAACGCGGCGCGACCGACATGGAAAACCGCGCCCGGCAATCGGCGCGGAAGATCGAAGACACCTATTCGCGGTCATATGACCGGATCGGCAAGACCATCGAGAACGGCTTCGCCGCCTTCAGCCGTGGCAGCGCAGCAGTTGCTGGCGTCGGCGCGGCGGCGCTCGCCTTCAAGGAGATCGCCGATTCCGTCGCTGAAGTCGATCGCGAGGCCCGTAAGGCTGGCGTTTCAACGAAGGTTTGGCAGCAATGGGCCTTTGTCGCCAAGGCGACGGGCGCAAGCGTCGACGGTGTGACCGACGCCCTGAAGGAATTGAACATTCGCGGCGATGAATTCGCCCGAACCGGCAAGGGCGGCGGCGCGGAATGGTTCACGCGTTTTGGCTATTCCGCCGAAGAGGTTGGCCGCAAGCTTCGCGAGCCGAACGCCTTCCTCGACGAGTTGATCGGCAAGATCAAACAGCTTGATCAGGCGGGCCAAACGCGCGCCCTCGACGAACTGTTCGGCGGCGCTGGCGAAGAGATGGCAAAGACGCTCGGCTTGTCCGTCGAACAGCTTCAGAAGCTCCGCAGTGAGGCGGCGACCTTCAGCGCCGAACAGATCGAAGCCGCCAAGCGCATCAACGCCGAATGGGAAACCATGTGGTCGAACTTCACCGTTCGGGCCAAGGCCGCAGCCATCGAAGGCGCGAACGTCGCCGCCTCGATTGCGCAGGCCATCCGCGACGCAGGCGCAAGCGTCGGCGCTGATAAATGGCTCGACGGCACCCGGCTTGCACCCGGCGCGCTCGACAATGCCCGCCGCGACTATGATCAGCGCCAAGAGCTTTCCGAACTCAACGACCTTCTCAAGCGCCGGGCCGAACTCATGGCAGAGCTTGAAGGCATGTCGCCGCTCGCCCGCTCGCTCGGCTTTGACGAGAGCGTCAAGGCCAACCTTCGCGACGTGGACGCGCGCATCCGCGAGGTGCAACAGGCGCTTCAGGACACCCGCCCGGCGCTCGATGGCGTCAAGGATTCCAGCGAAGCGCTTTCGCCCGCCTTCGACCGCAACGCCACGGCGGCAATCAACTTCAAAACCGCCCTGGCTGAATTGAAAGCCATGGTTCCCGGCCTGAAGGCGGATCTCGACGCGCTGGCACAGTCCGACGCCCTGAGCACCGCATACATGAACGCCGCGCACAACGCCCGCTCTATGGGCGAACTCATGCAGGCGACGGATCTCGCCAACCGCGCCCGATCGGTCGCGACCTATGGTCAGCACGACAATATTCTCGATCTCATCGGCGCGGCCGAAGGCACCGATAGAGGACGCGGCTATAACGAGACGCTCGGCTATGGCGCGTATACTGGCGGCGCGCAAAACCTCACCGGCATGACGCTTGACGAGATCATGGCGCTTCAGGGCCGCATGCTCGCCAACCCGGCCAACACGTTCAATTCGTCGGCCGTGGGCCGCTACCAGATCACGCGCCAGACGCTTCAGGACGCTATGCGCCAAATGGGCCTTGCCGGCGATCGAACCTTCGACACCGCGACACAGGACGAAATCGCCCGGTGGATTCTCCGCAGCACGGGCGGCAACGTGGACGCCTTGCGTGGGCGCTGGGAAGGTCTTCAGCGCGTGGATGATTCCACCATCCGCAACGCCTACAACGGCACACCGACCGGACAGCAGCAGCTTGACCCCTCGCCGGGACAGGAACGCCAGACCGAACTTTTGCAGCGCCAAGCCGACGCCCGGCGCAACCTGAATCAGGCGATCGACGAAGGCCTTAGCCGCGCCCGCTTCGAACAGTCTCTTTCCGGCATATCGGAAAGTCAGAAGCGCGTCGAGCTTGAGCTTTACGACCGCCTTGCGCAGTTGAAGCGCGACGGCGTCACCTTGTCCGACGCCGAGATCCAGAAGCTTCGCCAGAAGATCGCGATGACTGACCAGTTGAACGGCAAGAACCGGGAGGTTGCGACGTCGACCGAAGGCTTGAAGCAGGCACAGCAGTATTTCGCCGAGTCCTTCACGTCGTCGCTTTCCGGCCTTCTCACCGGCACGACGACATTCAACGGCGCGCTCCGCAACTTGCTGAACAACCTTGTCGACGCGGCGCTTCAGGCATCGTTGCTCGGGAAAGGCCCCTTGGCCGGTCTCTTCGGCATGTCGGAGGGTGGCGGCATCTTCGGCGCGTTGTTCGGCTTCAGCGGCGGCGGTTATACCGGCGACGGCGGCAAGTATCAGCCGGCCGGCGTCGTGCATCGCGGCGAATTCGTGATGAGCGCCCAAGCCGTTCGCCGGATCGGCGTCGGCAACCTTGAGGCCGCGCACCGCTCGGCGCTCAAGGGCTTCGCATCGGGCGGCTATGTCGGGAACGCGCCTCACCAGTTGGACCGCTTCACCGGCCGCTCAAGTGCTTCCGGCGGCGCGGCGCAGAACATCACAATCAGCGCGCCTGTCACCGTGAACGCTCAAGGCGGCGACCCCGCACAGAACGCCGACCTCGCCAAGCGCGTCGGCAAAGAGATGGAAAACACCATGCGCGGTGTCGTGGTTGACGAGCTTCGGAAGCAGATGAAATCTTCAAACATGCTCGGAAGGAAGTTGTGATTTGGATAGCCGTGTGCTTTTGAAGGTGCTGTTTCAATAGAGGTGTTCGATGAGAAAGCTGCAATTTTTAGTCTATGCGTGCCTCTTTGGCTCAGCCTCTCCAGCTCTGGCGTGTCAAGGCCTATATACTTGGGACTTTGGCGACCCCGGCGCGGGGGCAATACATCATAAAGAGGGATTATCTTACTTTTTAGGGCGCGTGATAAAAACAGAGTTGGTCAAAGTTGAAGGCCGAAAACTCTTGAGTCTCGAAATCGAAGTCCTCAAAGATTATCGATATAATGATAAGTCAAAAATAGTTAGTGCACTTGCTGGGGTGGGGTGCGTAGCGAAGCCAAATCCGGGATATATCGCAAAGTTCGGCATCAAGGTAATCAACGGTCGCACCTACCTTCATCCAACTAGCTGGAGTTTTTGAACGCTGTATACAGAAACGCCTGCAAGGCGGGGTTTTCCTTGCAGGCGTTCTGATCAATACGACCGGAGAAGCGAGGGCAATTCCTCGCTTTTGGTTGTGTGCGTATTCTACGTTCATTTCGCAAAGTCGACAATATAGAATCGACATGTCTTAGCGTTTATTGAGCATAAGCCATCATGTTCACTAAACGAAATGAATTGTTGCGCGCCTCTTTAGGCCGTGCGATCATGTCTATCCAGATGAAATGAGAACGCCGACCTGCAAGTCGGCGCCTCGATAGACAGATGATGTTCAGATGATTTCTACATATTACTTTCCGGAGCAGGAAAGTCAAGCGCCACATGCGGAATACGCCGCTTTTTGTTGTCTGACGAGCATCGCCAGCAACCCGGAAACTGTTCAAAATTCCGACGACGAAAACCCGGCTCAACGCCGATCATTCGACCGTGTTGCGGCCTGTTCGCGTGCTGAAGGTCCAGTTAGGGCTTACGACCCTTCCTCACTCTCAGACCTCGACGCCTTCATTGACACGCTTCCCGACAGCACCTTCGCCTACACCCCGCCCAAGCCTGTCACGCGTCAACCGTCCCTCATCGAGCGCCTGACAGCCAAGACCGAAGAGAAGGCCAAGGAAAAATCGAGCGCGCGCCGGCTGCTGGCGTCTTGTTCATGGGCCTATCTGTCACGCGACCAGCGCCACAAGGTTGAATTCGACTACGCGGCGAGCAAGATCGGCGGCGTTGCGTTCAGCCTGAACTTCTCGGCGAAGCGTCTCGCGTCGCTCAAGAAGTCCAAGACGCCGAAGCGTGACCTCTATCTCGCCTTGAACAGGGCCATGAAGAAGCACTTCGGCCGATTGCTGCCCATGGCGTTCTTTTTCGAGTTCACGCGGTCCGGCCGTCTTCATGTTCACGGCGTGGCGATCCTGCCCGACTTCCTCGACGAGACACAGAAGCTCTTCCGGCGCGTCCTCAAGACATCGGGCGGTAAGATCGAGGGCCTTGGCAGCGGCCGGCAATGCGACGTTCGCGGCCTTCACGACGCGGCCGGCTGGCACGGCTATTGCTCGAAAGACGCCAAGCGCACGCGCGACACCCTGGGCACCGACGATATCGTCTATGTGTCGGCGGATCTCAGGGCCGAAGCGCAGGCTGACCACAACGCCCGGCACGCCAAGACCAAGAAGACCACGGCCAAGGTCAAGCCGGAACCCGTCGCAGAAAAGGCCAAGGAGACTCACACAGAGTCACCGAAGCCCTCGCCGGCATGTGGACGCCCGAAAACACCTGAAGACTCTCCACGGGCTTCTATGGCCGTTTCTGCAAAGGGCGCACTTCCGGCGAGCCTGATCGACGATATCGAAGACTTGCTCGACGGCTTGTAGTGGTCAATCCCGGAAGAAGATCGACTTCACGAACTCCCAGAACTCATCTGGAATAATGGCGTTCAGCCATTCCCAAGCGTCTTTGATCGTGCGCAGGATGCGCAACGCCTCATAGATCTTCTTGATGATTTCGAGGAGGTTGAATGACCCGCGCTTGGGCTTGTGCTTTCGTCTGCACATAGCTGTGCTCCATCATGAAGCACTCTTGCGCCGTTCTCATTACTGTTCCGAAACTACCGCAGGGAGCTTTCCTTTCCAACCATCGATTTCCGGCCCATGCGTTTTTTTCCACAGCTTATCACTTCAAAGTAGTGATCAGTATTTATTGATCATAAAATTGATGGAAACTAAACATAAATAAGTATTGACGTAATTTAACGAATAAGACAGACATGCATTTACCAACAAGAAAGGGGCTTGCTTTGACCGCAATCTACATGACGGATCAAGATCATAACAATTTCATCAACTCTATCCTCGACTCTATCCTCGGCGGCGCTTTGAAAGATCGCATTCGGGATGAAGTTGTTATCGCGGTCGGTGAAAAGCTCGGCATTTGGCCCGAGAACAGCCGGCCGGACGATGAAACAGTCCCGTAACCTATTGATTTCGTTGCAACGAAAAAAGCCGACATTTGCCGCTTGTTTTCCAACGAAGAATGTTATCAATGAAAAATCCCTGACATCGAGAGAACTATCGACGCGACCAGCAACGGCGCGCGTGGATTCTTGCATGTCAGCTTCATTAACGTGTCCAACCGTTGGACAAGCAAAGGAGCGAAGGAAATGCCGAAGTCTTTCACGACAGATAATGAAGCCATGCTTGACGATCTCGACTTGTCCGGCGAGACGATCGTCGAAGATGAGCCGTTGATTGCCGACCTCGACATCGAGCCCGCGCCAGTGCTCATTGAGCGCCAGCCGCCCAAGCTCGCCTTGGTCCCATCGTCGACGCCAATTGCATTGAGCGAGCGTGATAAGTTCTATCATGATTTGCCGGCCGACATGGCCGACGAGCTTCGCGCGACAGCCACCCGGATCAACAGCCGCATGCGCACCGCTGTCATTGATATCGGCAACGATCTTCTCAAGATCAGGGGCAAGCTCGCCGGCCGGTTCGATCGGTGGATCAAGCTCGAATTCAATATGTCGAAAAGCTCGGCGTGGAACTATATCAACACCGTCGAACAGTTCGGTTCCACGCCTGAGGTGATCGAAGCCCTGCCATCCGGCACGGTCTACAAGCTCGCCGCAAAGGCAACACCGGCCGAAGTCCGCGAAGCCGTGGTGCAAGAGATCTCGCGAGGTGCGGACGTGTCCGTCGCCGATGTTGAACAGCGTATCGCCAGCGCCAAGGCTGCCGAGAAGAAGCGGAAAGAGGAAGAGCGAGAAAGAGCCGACGCAGAGCGCCTGAAGCAGGAAGAGGAAAAGCGCTGGCAGGTGAAAGTCAAAGAACTGAAGGACGCCGGCAAGTCCGAAGATGAAATCGAGAACGAACGCAAGGCCCTCGAAAACAAGAAGGTGCGGCGTGAACGCGATCGACAGCGGCGTGAAGAGGAAGCGCGTCTCGCTCGCGAGAAGAGCAAAGCCGAAATCTCGGCCAAAGCCAAAGCGGCCGAAGCAGCGGCGAAATTTCTTCGCGAACGCCTGGGCTCGGATTTCGAAATCTTTACTTCAATGATGGACGGCCTGAACTTTTACGATGTTGCGCGCGCCGTCGCCGCCGAAATCAGAGCGGCCAGACATGCCGAGTTCGTCGCATCTGACGACCTGGCACTCGCAGATATGATCGATGACGACACGATTTTGCTTGAGGAGGCCGCATAATGGACGAGCAAGACATTCACAAAGCCGCCAACCTCGCCGACGAGCTTAACCATCGTCGTGCACGCGAGGCTTTCAAGGGTAGCGGTTTGAGCGAGGCCACGATCGAAGAGCTTGTCAAAGCGCATGTGATGTCACCGGCAAGGCTCACAGATGGCGAGTGGACAGAGGCCAGCATGCAGCGTCTCTTGACCGACGCCGCGTTTCGGGAAGTCAAGGAATACCGGCGCCATCATTAACGGATAGCACCGGATCAATCCGACCTGACAACGAAGCCCGCCGGTGAAGATCGGCGGGCTTATTCTGTTCCCATATTGACTCCCTAATACAACGAGAACAAAATAGGAACAGAATCCCATTCCGGCACCGCGACCATGAAGCACCCGAAAAGCATCGACCTCGCCGCACCGTTCGCGCCGGCGACCTACAGCGCACACAACGGGCATCACCTGGAGACGATTGCCAGCCTCAGAGAGTGGGAAGTCCTCGGCGCAAGGTGCGGCAAGTGCAGCCGCGTGTCGTGGCTGGATAAGCGCGCCGTCGAACGCCGATGGGGGAATCAGTATCTGTTGAACCTCCCGTTTCGGCTGCGTTGTCAGTGCGGCAACAACGAGGGCAACGAGGTGCTGATCGGCAACTTAGGGCGAGGATGAAAGAAGATAGCAGGCCGGTCATTTCGAATCACGTCAACTGCGAAAAATGACCGTGTGACTTTATTGTCACCCACTACCCCAAAAAAGACCGCGAAACCTGCCACAAAAATCACACCCAACACCCGCGCAAAGCATTGATTATATTGGATAATTTTTCGCATTGGCGATTTCGAATCTCTCCACTCCGACCAGTTTGAAACGCGCGACGCGTAGTTTCCCTTTTCAGGATTTTGTGGCACAGTGCCGTTGTCGCGGCGAGAAGCCGACAGACGACCGCTTTTGATGCTTGATGAGGTGTCCGAGATTATGACGGCCAAGATCTACCGTCCCGCAAAAACCGCCATGCAGTCCGGCAAGGCCAAGACCCATCTCTGGGTGCTCGAGCACGAGATGGAAAAGCCCAAGGTCATCGACCCGCTGTTCGGCTATACCGGCTCGGGCGACATGAAGCAGCAGGTCAAGCTGACCTTCGAGACCCAGGAACTCGCCGAAGCCTACGCCCAGCGCCACGGCATCGCCTATCGCGTGATCCAGCCCAAGGACGCCACCCGCAAGACCGTTTCCTATATCGACAATTTCCGCTATACGCGCACCCAGCCCTGGACGCACTGA